TTGTACCCTTCCTTAAAAAATTTGAGTCAACTGTCAGATGTTGCACACAAAACGGTATTAGAGGCGGGTCCGCAACTGTCCACTTTCCTATCTGGCACCAAGAAATCCGTGACATCTTGGTACTCAAAAATAACAAAGGAACAGAAGACAACAGAGTCAGAAAACTCGACTACTCCGTCCAGTTAAGTAAATTATTTTATGAAAGATTTATTAAGAACGAAGAGATCACTCTCTTCAGTCCACATGATGTACCTGGTCTCTATGATGCTTATGGTACTGAGTCTTTCGATGACCTTTATACCCAGTACGAACAAGACGACACCATTCCCAATGACAAGATTGGGGCACAGGAGCTCATCCTTGATCTTTTAAAGGAGAGAGCAGAAACTGGTAGGATCTATATTATGAATATAGATCATTGTAATAGTCATTCATCGTTTAAAGATAAGGTTAGTATGAGTAATCTCTGTCAGGAAATTACTCTACCTACCTATCCTATTCAACATATTGATGATCATCTTGGAGAGATTGCTCTTTGTATTCTTAGTGCAGTTAATGTAGGTAAGATTAGAAGTGATGAAGAGTTAGAAGAATTATGTGATCTATCTGTAAGATCACTAGAAGAATTAATAGATTATCAAAGGTATCCTGTAAGGGCAGCAGAGATTGCTACAAAGGCACGGAGATCGCTTGGAGTAGGCTTCATTGGACTTGCACATTATCTTGCTAAGCTTGGGTTTAAATATGACTCACAAGAGGCATGGGATGCAGTTCATGGACTATCGGAATCATTCCAATACTATCTCTTAAAAGCATCTAATGAGATTGCTAAAGAGAAGGGTCATTGTGAAAACTTTGGACGCACTAAGTATGCTGATGGAATCCTTCCTATAGATACATATAAGAAAGATGTAGACGAAATTTGTTCAGAAGGATTGCAGCATGATTGGGAATCTCTTAGAGCATCTATCAATGAGTACGGTTTACGGCACTCAACATTGTCTGCACAGATGCCATCGGAGAGCAGTTCCGTTGTGTCAAATGCAACCAATGGAATTGAACCACCTAGAGACTACTTGTCCATTAAGAAATCAAAGAAAGGACCACTTAAGCAGGTTGTTCCGTCTTATGGGACTTTAAAGAATAATTATACTTTGTTATGGGATATGGAATCTAATAAAGGATATGTTAATGTAGTTGCAGTAATGCAAAAGTTCTTTGATCAAGCAATTAGTGGTAACTGGTCTTATAACCCAGAGAACTATCCTGATAATGAAGTACCTGTATCAGTAATGGCACAAGACCTATTGACAACATACAAGTATGGATGGAAGACTAGTTACTATCAGAACACTCATGATATGAAGACTGATGAAGTAGAGGAAGAGAAACCTAATCTTGAAAATCTACTTGATGAATTAAGTAATGCTAATGAAGAGGAGTGTGAATCCTGTGCCATCTGATATCAAAGGAATGACTGTCTTCAATACTGAAGATGTTGATTTAAAGAAGCAACCAATGTTCTTTGGTGCTCCTTTAGGTGTACAGAGGTATGATACCTTTAAGTATCCTGTGTTTGATAAACTTACTACACAACAGTTAGGATATTTTTGGAGACCAGAAGAAGTTTCATTGCAGAAAGATCGTGGAGATTATCAAACACTGCGTCCAGAACAAAAGCACATATATACGAGCAACCTTAAATACCAGATCATGCTTGATAGTGTACAAGGTCGTGCTCCTGGTATGGCTTTCTTACCATACTGTTCGTTACCTGAACTTGAATCATGTATGGAAGCATGGTCTTTTATGGAGATGATTCATAGTAGATCTTATACTTATATTATTAAGAATGTATATGCACAACCTACTGAGGTATTTGATACTATTATAAAGGATAATAGAATCTTAGAAAGAGCAGCAAGTGTTACTGAGTCCTATGATACCTTTATTAACTATGCACAAGAGTATGGTCAGAGTAGTGCTTGGAAGGATGAGATGAGACATCATCCTAATTCAGAATGGACAATAAAAGATTTAAAAAGACATTTATACAGAGCAGTTGCCAATGTCAATATACTTGAAGGTATACGCTTTTATGTTAGTTTTGCTTGCAGTTTTGCATTTGGTGAACTTAAGCTTATGGAAGGGTCAGCTAAAATTATTTCCCTCATCGCCAGAGACGAGAATCAACACCTTGTCATCACTCAACAAATATTAAACAACTGGAGAAAAGGTGATGATCCAGACATGGTTCAGATAATGAAGGAAGAAGAGCAATGGACATATGAAATGTTTGATAAGTGTGTTAATGAAGAGAAGGCATGGGCAGACTATTTGTTTAAAGATGGATCCATGATTGGTTTGAATGATAAATTATTACAACAGTATGTTGAATGGATTGCTAACAAGAGAATTAAAGCTATTGGTTTGAAACCAGTATATGATATTCCTGCCAAGAACAATCCATTACCTTGGACTACTCATTGGATTAGTTCTAAAGGACTTCAAGTAGCACCACAAGAGACGGAGGTAGAGTCTTATGTCGTCGGAGGAATCAAACAAGATGTCAAAAAAGACACCTTCTCAGGATTCAAACTCTGAGGAAATTGAATGGGATTATGAGGAGATGAAGAAATCTATTTTGGATTCTGCTGTTGAGTATGATAAATTAGTAGGAGGGTAGCTTAAATAACAAATGTGGTTTCCTAATAAGTATGCGAGTTGTCCTTGGCCTGATTCGAGGTATAGAACTTACATGAACGGAAGACTTAAAAAAATCGACATGAAAGCAAGACTCATGGGTATCAAGAAAGGTATCGATGATAAGGTTTGGTATCCTGAATGGAATAGTAAAGAAAGGTGGGCAGCCCAACAAGCACTAAATAATGCATTGGATGTCCTTGATGAGTATGACTATTAAGTATGAGAATCCGTGGAGATATAATAGAAAAGTATTTGAGTCAACTGATATAGGAGATTATTTTGGATTCGTTTATCGTATCATAAATAATGATAACGGAAGAGAATATATTGGTAGGAAATACTTTTGGAAATTTAGAACTCCTAAAGGTAAAAAAAGAAAGGTAAAATCCGAATCTGATTGGAAAAAGTATTATGGGTCTTGTCCAGAACTTAAAGAAGAAATTGAACAATTGGGTAGACAGAACTTTAGCAGAACTATCCTCAGCTTACATAAAACAGCTGGCAAAACAAACTTCGAGGAAACAAGACAACTGTTCGTCAATGGAGTCCTTACCGAATCACTTGACGACGGTACACCCAGATACTATAATAGCAACATCCTCTCCAGATACTTCCGAAAAGACTACTATGAGCACGGAAAAGAAGACGACTGATGATATCGTTGCACATAACAGAGAATGGGCAATTGATAAGTTAGAATCAGCAGAATTAGTAGGTGATAAGATTGCACTCTATGCAGAATTTGAAGAGTGGATCGAGTTAGATGAGCAAGAAGAATTAGAAGTTATTTCATTAGAGGACGATGACAATGTTAATGGTAAGATGTAAGGAATGTAATACAGAACTTGTAAGTAGTGGTAAGACACAGGTGTGCGGTTGTCCGAACATGATGACCCTTACAGGAGATGCTGTATCTGCAAGAGATTTGAATATGGTAGTGATAACCAGAATGAATAGGGAGGAAACCGAAGGTCTTACTTCTTACGATCTTGAGTGGCAAGAAAAAAGAAGAAAGCGTAAAGTCCGAAAGTTAGACTTTGAAATTAAATAAATAGTAATACTCAAATCAACAACTTACTGTGAGATTAAGGTAGGGAGGTTTGAGAGAAGCATTTTAAAACTTAAATGACCGACAGATCTATAGAGTCTGAGCTCAAGGATGTCCATAAAAAGTTAAATGATATTGAAAAGAAACAAGAGATGATGCAAAAATTGTACCAATTGGACAGGGATAAGAAAGCAAAGATGGGGGAACGCCCATCTACACACATTCATGAAATGACTTGACACCTATATTATAATATAGGGTATAACAATAGCTAATATATGACAGAGGATACCATTAAAAAAATCTGCTATACAAAAGCAGAAGTAGACGCAATGGTTGCCGAAGCAGTTGAAGAGGCACGGAGAATCGATGAAGCCTCTATGGCAAAGCATAATCGTGAAGCAACTATTATTAGTATGATTTTAGGTTTCACATGTCTTGCATTATTCCTTGATGGATTGTTGCGTATACTTGGCATCATTCCACCATTTATGCATCTTGATGTAAATGTTATTGATGAGATTAAAAATCAGGTTGAGACTGATATACTAGATGATGTTATAGATAAGGTACGACAAGTACCAATTAAAAAATTACTCAATCGATGAATCCAGTAACAGATATACTTTTTGCTATAGGATGGTTTGTCCTATTAATTTGGGGTATTAGATCCATTATTAGAGGATGGTCTATAATGAGAGGGTTAAATGAACCTCAACCTTTTAAGGGTTATATGCAAGGTGAATGGACTACTGAAGTAACTAAGAGGGTTCATCCTGAGATGCAGGATGTTGAACCTGGAGAAAAATTATTGGGTGTAACATTTGAACAGAAGAAAGAATGTGACTTGGAAGAATATAAAGCACTTCAGAAACGCATAGAAGAATTAAGAATAGAACTTGAGATGGAAGATGATGATGAGGAGGATGATGATGGTGATGTGGTGGTTAGAGTTTGATAACCGAACACTTGATTTATTTGAAACTTCCATATATAATCTACATAAAAAGATAACATGAAAATTTTCTTAGACACTGCTGAAACTGATATTGTTAGTAAGCATTGGAAGACTGGATTGATTGACGGTCTTACTACAAATCCAACTTTGATTAGAAAGAGTGGTAGAAAGCATGAAGAAGTTTATCAAGAACTAAAAGATATTGGTATCCCTGATATCAGTATGGAAGTGATTGGTAATACGGAGAATATGATTTCTGAAGGTAAGAGACTTCATAAGAAATTTGGTAAGTGTGCTACGATTAAAGTTCCTTGTACACCTGAAGGTCTTGCTGCATGTGTTCGTTTATCTTTAGATGGTATTAGGGTGAATGTAACACTTATATTCTCACCAGCACAGGCAATTCTTGCTGCTAAAGCACAAGCAGCATATGTTTCACCATTTGTAGGTAGAGTAGATGACAATTCATTTGGTGGTCTTTGTTTAGTTAAGGATATTGCTAAGGTATTCAGAGAGCATATGGTAAGGACTGAGGTTCTTGCAGCATCTGTAAGAGATGTAAGGTCTGTGGGTAGAGCATTTGAATATGGAGCAGATATTGTTACGATGCCAACAGGAGTATTTGAGAAGATGTATAAGCATGTATTAACTGATGCTGGACTAAAGCAGTTTGATATTGATTATGCAGAAAGTTTAAAGGCAGACGCTTCATAGTCTGTCCACTTGACAATCTTAGTTTAATCTTTTACACTACTACTGTAAATATACAAAGCAATGACGCTTACTTCAAAGTTCAAGAAAGACATAGGCATCCTTCGGGCTGCTGCAAATAAAGAAGTATTTTTGGATCTAAAGAATCCAAAACTTTACAAAAAAGTTTGTAGATACTATCAGAATGATGTCATACTAGATGGAGAAGATCCAGAAAGAGATTATAGTTTGGTTGTAGAATGCTTAAGGCAAGATCTAGCAGAGGTATTATAAATGAATGTTCTCCTTGAAAGATTTCCTTATCGTTATGTTGAGAAGGGTGTTTTAGAAAACGGTAAACCTGATTTTCGTATTCAGAAAATGGACAGATATTCTCCTAGATGGAAGGATATGTATCTGTGTGATAATGGTATGCAGTTGACCTATGCAATGGAAGATTTTGAGTATACCAAATGGTTGGATCCTGCTGGTGTTCCTTGTTATGTAAAAGATGAAATTTCAACTTTATAAATAAGACTAGCGGAGTTAATTTATTAAAATGGCAAAAGGAAAAGCATCAATTTCTTCAAGTGGAGCATCAATGTCTCAGTATGATGTTGAAGTTGAAAAGAGATTGCAAGCATTAGAAGCAGTAGCACATCCTGTACCTACAGGTAAGACTGCAGGTGGATTAGAAGCAAAAGTAGATGCTCTTATAGCAACTCTAAAGCAACAGTTTCCTGCTAAGTTTGCTGATCTTTAAAATACACATAAAATTTTAATACAAGGGAGGTTGACAAACGACCTCCTTTTTTAGTATTATACATACTATACTAATACAGTAATTTAATGAGTGAATATAAAAAGACTGCTCTTGTTCTAGGTGCAGGTGGTTTTATTGGTAGTCACATGGTAAGAAGACTGGTATCTGAAGGGTACTGGGTCAGAGGAGTAGATATTAAATCACCTGAATTTAGTGAGACAGAGGCACATGAATTTATACATGGCGACCTTCGTGATGTAGATTTTGTGCGTAGGGTGTTAGAATTCAAGGGAGTAGGAGAAGGAGGACGAGGTAACTATTATAATTCAGTTCCTTATCAATACATCCTTCCATTCCATGAGATCTATCAGTTTGCTGCTGATATGGGTGGTGCAGGATTTGTATTCACTGGTGAGAATGATGCTGAGATTATGCATAACTCTGCAACCATTAATTTAAATGTGTTGGAGATGCAGCATCAAATGAATAAAGAGTATGATGTTCATCATGATTGGACTGAAGCAAATAGACCTGAGAAAGATTTCGAGACTAAGATATTCTATTCTGGTTCAGCATGTATGTATCCAGAGTACAACCAACTAGACCCTAACAAC